GCACTTGTGAAAAGAATTGTGAAAGGAACTGTTGACAACATCTGACAACTCGCTAAACTCCACACCGTAACGTACTGTTTAGCTCCTAACGAAAGAACCCCATGAAACTTGATACTCTGTTCTCTAAAGCTGTCAAACCTCAAGCCACCAACATCAAGACCAAGGTCGTCTGCATTACTCCTGCGTTCGCTCTGGCCTGCCTGAAGGACTTCAACAACAGCAACCGACCAATGTCTCAAGGTGTTGCCAAGCTGTACGCCAACGAGATGCTACGCGGTCAGTGGAAGTGTAACGGAGAACCTATCATCTTCTCCATCGACGACAACGACATGGAGCACCTGATCTCCGGTCAGCATCGTCTTCAGGGTCTGGTACTGGCCCAGCAGGCACTTGAGAAAGAAGAAGTGTGGCCATCTGCCCAGACCGAGTGGGATGCTGTGATCGTGTACGGTGTTCCTCACGACACTGCCGACACAGTTGACACTGGCAAGACTCGCACCCACAGCGATGTTCTGTTCCGCGATCCATGGATTGATACTGTCATTCCAGAAGCTTGGAACGACAAAATCTCACGTCGTAAGACATGGACCAAGACTCTTGCTGGTGCTGCACGTCTGGTATGGTTAATTGAAGGTGGTGCCATCGTATCGTCTGCACCCAAGTTCCTCATCTCAGAAATGCTGGATTTCCTTCAGACCAAGCACCCAGAGCTATGCACGTTCATCACGATGATCCTTGACGCCAATGATGCCGATGCTGGGAACAAGGGCCTCAAGATGAGCCTGCCGTACGTGGCTGCTCTGACCTACGTCGCCAGCTTGAACCCCAATGGTAGCATCGACGAAGACACAGCCGACAAGCTGGATGGCTTCATCAACGAACTGGCAGTTGGCACTGGCTACGAGAAGGGCGACCCTGCATGGGCACTCGCTGCTTACTGGAATAAACTGACAGCAGAACCGGGCAGCAAAGACCGTGACCGTGACTGGGTAGGACCATTCGTCAAAGCAGCATCTGCGGTACTGGCAGGCAAGACTGGCCTCAAAGTATCCGACATTGCACTGACCAAGAAAGAACGTGATGGATATAACGATTTCCCTGTTATGTTTGACGGGTACCATACTGAGTGTTTCGAGCGTGCTGCTGCTGCAAAAGCTCGACTATCTCAAGGATCTGATACTGGCCTCGGAACGGACGACATGGAGTACGTACAGGAGTCTGGAACTCCAGATATTCAAACTGAACAAGAAGAAAGTCTGGAAGTGGACACACCAGCCGAAGTTGCTTCAGTCCGTCCACGCCCGAAGCGTAAAGCCAAGAAAGCTACAGTGGTAGCCTAGTGTTCATCTAGCGGTCCAACAATGACGTGGTTTCTGAGTCGTTGGTCGCTGGACTCTCCAGTATGGAGGGTGCTCAATAAGCAGGTTCCGCTATCAGAAATGTCGTTCCGATCGACGTATTCCTGCCTCCTTTTACTATCAAGGATGATGTGATGTCCCAGTGGAAACAATACGAAAGATTTGTGTCCTCAATCTTCTCTACTGTCAGAACCGCTTTGAGCGGCGGCAATGGTAAGGTTACAAGATCAGACTCACATCATCCTGCCCTATTCATAAGTTGCAAGTACACTCAGTCCAACAACAAAGGTTTGCGCGACCTAGTTGACGAAGAAAGAGAGAAAGCACACGCTGAGAATAAGATTGCTATTTGTGTTATCGGTGAAGCTGGAGACCGTGCCAACTCCTTAGTGGTTCTTCACCTCAGAGATTTACACCCCTTCTGTGAGGCAGTTAAGAATGGTTCAGTGGAAAGCAATATGGTCCCCAGTAGCAAACGGACTAAGCCTGTCAGCACTTGAAATGTGGTTGGTGGACAGAGTAGCCTTTGAAGTCTCTTACCTCAGAGATCTTGAAGCGGTAGAGTCTTGGAACAAGAACATGATGTACGGTAGCCTGATTCAAGCAGGTATTGAGGGCTACATCAAGACACGCCAACCTCGTGGTGCTGCCAAGTTCATTCAGACAGAGTACGAGAAACAGGTTGCCAAGTACGACGACATTGATGAGATAAGTTGGTGGGCAACACTAGCCCAACATCAGGTCACAACCTTCACAAGTCTGTATGCTGCTGATCTGGATCTGTTCCACGTTGACAAGTCTGAATGCCAACACAAGATAGAACTGATACTCCCATCGGGACGACCTATCGTACTTAACGGCTTCATCGACGGAGAAGGCGATGGAGTCATCATGGAAAACAAGTGTAGGGGGGAATGGAATGAAGATGACATTGCTCGTGAGATTGATCGCAACCTTCAGATCAATATGTACCAACTTCTATACAAAGCTACTTATGGTTCCCTCCCAGAAAGGATATGGTACCAGCACATTCGTCGACCATGCGGTTTCGGATACCGAGGACCAAGACAGAAAGCCAAGGAGTCCCGTACTGATTACCGTACACGGCTCGCAGAAGCCATTGACACAGATCGAGACTATCACTTCTTCAGATACTGGGTGCGTCCAGACGCTGAACGATTTGAAAGATTCATGCACGGGTGTCTGTACCCGATGCTCGAAGCGTTCTTAGACTGGTACATCTACATGACTCATCCACAGCGTAAGGATGAGATCAACAAGTTTCACTGGGCTACTCCTTACGGTCTTTACAACCCTTTCATGGAAGGCACTCAGGAACGCTTCCGTAACTTTCGTCTTACTGGTTCTACATTAGGTCTTCGCCCCAAGGTACATTATAGATGAACACCCCAACCCGTCCCGTCCCTGCTAAACGTGCCCCAGCACCACCAACCCGTCCTACTGTAGTTGCTTCTTCTCAGAACATCTTCGAGGACTTAATCGACGCCAAACCTAAACATGGCCGCTTCCTTATGCTGTACAGTCCTCCCGGTATGGGGAAGACAACACTGGCAGCACAGTTCCCAAAACCAATGTTCATTACAACCAGTGGTGAGCAAGGCATCTATCTGTACAAGGAACGTAATCTGGTTCCAGCCGATATCCCTATTGTACAGCTTGAACCATTGTTTGCCCACGAGGACATTCCTGCTGCCAGTGGCCACCCCGGCTACAACCGCTGCATGTCTGCCATGACTCGTTTTCGTGATGGTCAGCATGATCGTCAGACGCTGGTCATCGACAGCACCTCTGGCCTGCAGGACATCTGTTACCAGCACTGTGCGTCTGTACTCTTTGACGGTGACATGGACAGCAAGGACTTCACTGCTTACTACGCTGGCTACACTAAGGCAGCAGAAGCTTTCTGGTCCTCTAAACTTCTTGCCACCATGCTGGAGATCGTTGCCAAGGGCTACAACGTCGTGCTGATCGCTCACTCGACATTCAAGCCAGTCAACAATCCTAACGGTCCTGACTATGACCAGTATCGTCCAGAGCTTGATAAGAACATCTGGAAGTACACATCCAAGGACCTTCACGGCGTATTCTTCTTAGGTCAGGAAATCATGGTCAGCATCGACCAGAAGACCAAGAAGAAGAACACTGTTGGAGATCGTCGTTTCATTGGTCTGTCACCCACGACTTATTACACAGCCAAGTCATGGTGTACGCCTGAAGGTGTGACTGAAATCGACTGTGGGGAATCAGCCAAGGAGACGTGGTCAAAACTTAAAGAAGCACTGGGTATGTAATGGACTACGCATCAATCGAAGCTGTCTGCATAACAATCTGCATTTGCACCTATTTCATTTGTAACGCAATTAAGAAAGATCGGTAACATGGCTCAAGAAGTAACCTCCCTCGCAGCACTCATGAAATCCAATGCTCGACTGAAGAAGCATGTGGAAGTAGCTAAGAAGACTACACCTCAGCAGGACTACAATGGTCCTCCCGGTGAAGTCATCGTTAAGTTCAATCGTAACAACATCATCACCAAAGATGGTAACACGTATTACATCCTCGACTTCAAAGTTGATGGTACGGTTGCTGGTCAGGAACAGTACAACGGTCATCGTATCGGCATCCTGCGTGGTCTGACGGACAGTCAGTACCGTACAGCCGAGCAGGGTCTGGATGACCTGATGTGCGACTTCCAGTTGATGGGGATCGACACTAAAGACCTGACACTGGACCAGATCGACACTGGTGTCAAGGCAACCGTTGGTAAGTCCATCCTGATGCGTGTCGTTAAACGTAAGGACGGCAAGGGCAACAACTTCTACATCGGTGGACTGGCTGCTGATGCTGAAGATCAGGACTATTCCACTGCAGAAGATGGGGAAGCCCCTGAAGCTGATGCTGACGAAGAATGGTCAGAAGAACTGGCTGAAGAACCAGAAGCTGCTGACGAAGAAGATGCTGATGCTGAATTCAATCCAAGCGACTGGGTAGGATTCGACGTTCAGTACAAATCTCCGAAGTCACCAAAACCTCTTGAGTTCAAAGTTGTGGAAGCTGACGACGAAGCAGGTACGGTAGTCCTCGAACGTGACGGCAAGAAGATCAAGAACGTCAAGTTCACAGACCTCATCC